AGAGATTTCAGCATATTTCCTTGTCGGATACCTTGCATTCCAAGTTCGTCAAGGATGCCGTCCATGTTCTTGCCTTCGTCAGTGGCTTTTTGCAACCCTTTGATAAAAGATTGCAAGGCTTGCGCTGGCTTCTCTTTCCATGCTTTGCTGAACTGCTCAGACGTCATTCCTGCAGTTTGGGCAATCAGTTGTAATTTTTCAGTGGCACCTTTTCCGACTCCAGACACCGCTTTTCCGATGCCTGTAAGAGTTTGTGTCATGGCAGTACCACCAGCCTCGGCTTCGATACCAACACTACTCATAGCAGTTGCAAGCCCAAGGATTTCAGGAGTGGTTAAGCCAGCAAGTTTTCCTCCAGCCGCCAAGCGGTTTGTCATTTCAACAATATCACGCTCAGTCGTCGCAAAGTGGTTACCCAAATCAACGACCGCAGATCCAAAGTGACTGGACCATTCACCCAGGTCATTTTTCGAGACCTTCATGATGTTCCCGATTTTGGCAATCGAGGAGGCGGCTTCTTCTGCACTCAAGTTGGTTGATACGCCGAGATTTACCATTGTTTTAGAAAACTCTTTGATTGCCCCAACTGGTACACCTAATTGTCCCGCTGCTTCTGCAACGTGTGCAATTTCAACCGCACTAGATGGCATTTCCTTAGCCATATTCCGAATGCTTGCAGAGAGCTTATCAAACTGTTGAGGTGTCCCATCAACCGTCTTTTTGACCCCGGCAAAGGCACTTTCGTAGTCGATTGCAGCCTTGAGCGCAAATCCAGCACTAGCGACAAGAGGGGCAGTGAGACCTTTTGTTAAAGTCCCGCCAAGGTCAGAAACCTTCTTACCAAAGTTCTGAATGTTTTCTCCGCCTTTTTTGATACTCTGCCCAAGAGCCTCCATCCGACCGGAGAAACTATTTTCTCGAGCAACAGCTTTCAAAGCTTGCTCGACTTTATACAATTGACCTTCCATTGCAGATAACTTCGCATTCTCACGCTCGATATCCGCAGCGGCTTTGTCATACTTAGCAGATCCAGGATCAAGTTTGTCAAACCCTTTCTTCATCTGATCAAGGACATTTTTCTGTGCCTCAATCGCCTGACCAAGTGATTTATACTTTGATTTCAGTAAATCTGCATTATTTCCATGAGATTTTAAAGTGCTGTCGAGTGCCTTGACGTTATTTTGGAAATACTTCACCGCATTCTTCGCACTTGTTAAGCTAGGATTGAACTTTGACACGTCCAGCCCTAGTTCGATATACATTTGTCCTAGTGGCGTTCCACCTGCCATTTTTCCTCCTTCGAAATAAAAAAAGCCTTTAATAAGGCTTTACTTTATATCCCGTCAAATATGTCTGCAATATCTAGCGGAGTTTCGTCTTCCGGGTCGCTACTTGTATCGACGATACCGATTAAGTCATCCCAACTAATATCCATAACCTCATTGATACTCATATTGTACGGACCATTAGAGACATTTTTGACAAATTTATAAAAATGCTTTAAAGCATCTTTGGGATCTATTGTTTCCCCTTTGGGTCCACATCACCTACCAGATGAGCGTAGATGTCCATAAATACTTCAATGATTTTCGCAAAGTCTGTATGCTCCAGCAGTTGTTCAACTGTAACATTTTCAAAAAGCGAAGCGATAAAGTTCAACTGTTGGTCCAACTTTTCAACTTCTGATTTCTCAGACGTGAGCGAGTCATTGAGCACAAGATAGTCACGATAGTCACGAGTAGTGATTTCTTTACTGGAGTATAGGACATCTTCGCCTTTCTCGTTCTTCATAGTGAATGTAATTTTAGCCATTTATTTTCCCTTTCTAAATTAAAAAGCACCTTGCGGTGCCTTCTCTTATTTCGTCCAGTTATTTTTCCCGAATTCGACCTTTGTGACATCCTTAGACGCATTACTTTGCTTCATCGCAAAAATGATAGTCACATGACCTTCCTTGCCCGCCTGGAAGACGACACTGGAATCCGAATTGATGGCTACAGTATTATCATTCGAAAATACTGAGTCAAATCCAAGATATTCCCCATCTTCGTCACTCGCAAAGAATTTTCTAGGGTTTAATTCAACATTTGATGTATTCTTATTATTGATTGTCAGGGTGACAGTGACAGCTTTGTACTCATTTTTATCGTGTTCCATAGCGAGTAACCCTGAAGTGTCTTTTTTCGGTTCCCCAACTGTTATTTCAGTCTGATTAAACAGGACCGGTTCCCCGAACTGATAGCGATATTCTCCTTCGCTTAATGTAAAATCCATAGCCTCAGAAGCGAGATTGCTGTCCACAGTGTAGACATAATTGACAAAACGAGTCTTGATATTCTCAATCTGTTCCTTGTCCTCTTTGAGACTCTCATATTTCTTTTCTAGCTTGGATTTCTCACTCATCGCAGAGAATAACAGCCCTGACATCGTTACTAAGCCGATACCAAATGCAATAGTTAATAAAACCAAAATCGAATGTTTATTCTTTTTCATCGCAAACCTCCACAATCTTATTTTACCAAATTTTGAAAAGGTTTACAATATTAAGATAATAATAAAACAAAGGGGCTAGATGCCCCCGTTTTATTTTATCCGCCAGCTACGATACCAAGTTTAGTTTTAAGTTTTTGTACCTTAGTATCATCTTTACCAAAGTACATTGCTCCGTACTTGTCTTTTGAGTCTTCTGCAGTAGAAGCCCCAGCGGTAAAGGTTACGTTGGTAGTAGCAAGTTCATCTGCCTTGTCCTTGATCGTGTTCAAGTCGATGGCATCCATTGAGAGGTTCCCTTTGTAGAATCCGTAAAGGGCAAGCTCTCCGCTCGCTGTACTTGATTCAAGCAAGATAGACACATCTGCCGATACAGTGTCAGCACCAAATTCGAGGATATCATCTGTATCAGTGTATCCAAGTGCTTTAGCGTATAATGCAACTGGGATGTCCAAAAGTCCCAATTCAACCTTCAAGTCACCCACACCACGATTATTTACGTGGTAAGCGATGTTGCTACCAAATGTCTTGGTAGGGTCATTTGCAAGACCAGTGATTTTAGCAGTTTGTGTAGCACCTTCTCCTTTTTTACCTTGAATAGTAAAGAGGTTAGTGCCTTCAGTTGGTGTTCCACCATCTAAGATGCGAACTGTCAAACTCTTAAAGCCGACTGTTGCTGTACCTTGTTTTTCTTTTCCCATTATTTAAAATTCCTTTCTAATAGTCGTCATACAGAGGAGTTTTCCCTCTGTATGTCCGAGCATCTGCATAGCGTTTAATTTCTGGGATCCATGTATCTAGACCCCCGTCCGTTTGGTAGAAGCCTTCTGACTCCATGATTTTCTCAACAGCACCTTGCAATTCCTTGCATTTGATGCGGTCAGAAGATTCTACGTTGATTTGATAGAGAAAAGTCTTTGACAGACTTGTATTGCTCCCACGGTCGCTTTGAAGAGGAGGGCCGACCGGAATGATGACAATGCTCGGCTCCTTCTCAGAAAGCGTTTCAGGACGCTTAAACGACTTGATAGAAATCCCAGAAAGTGCTTCATCGCTTTTTAAGGCGTTGTAAATTTCGGTCAATTTATCTTTAATCATCCAAGTCCCTCCGCTTTTAGTTTAGAAGCCAGTCTGTATTTAAACTTCTCTTTGTTCGCCTCTGAAAATCTTCGAATTACGCCAAATCCTCGAGGATGTGCCTTCTTCGCATAGCCAAATTCACTCAAGTGGACCAAGCGCCATCGTGAACCAGCACCAAATCCGAGCTTAACCATTGGGACACCTTCAAAACTTCCAGTGACATTTCCGACAGTCGCACTTGCGATTGTCTCACCAGTATCTTTGTAGACACCCAAGGCACCCTTGAAATCTTCCAAGGTCTCGGTCGCAGCACCCTTCAGTGCCTTGTTGGCTGACCGTCTAACCTTTTCGTCTCCGAGTTTGGCTTCTAGGTTCCGGATCACTTCCTCGAATCCGACCAGTGTCGCACCACTACTCATCCCGACCACCTCCGATAATGACGATTAAGAAATCACGATTATCATAATCAGGGCGAACATCAATGATGTTCCAATGCTTCCCTTGTGAGCGTTGGTCCATCACTTCCACAAAGTGCCGGACATCTGGCTGATAGCTAGTCAATGGATCACGAATTTTCAGAGTCATCTTTGCAACCATTGATTTACCAGTGGAGATTTCAATATCCTTCATGCTAGGAGAGTAGGCTTTCGCAAAAGTGAAAAATGCCTTCTCAAAGCTAACATCACGACCATCCAAACCATCCTCCACCTTAGAAGTATAGAAGGTGACAGGCGTTCTTAGGTCCCCATTGGTTGCTTCTGGTTGCTTGTATTTAAAATTAGGCTTCAATGACATGTGTTACTACTTCTTCTGTTGTCGTTTTAGGAGTAGTCCCGACCATTGGATTGATGAAACCAGGTAGTTTTTCCATCAGTTCCTTTTGTCGAGCTTCATCCGCTTCAAATGTGGTTCCGACTTTGCGGATCACATTCTCTTTTAAATCGAAAAATTCTTTTAAAACTTCGACCATATTCCCTCCTACTGATAATTGTTAAGAGACAGTTCCAAAATCTCACCCTGGAAATTCGCATAGAAGAATTCAACCTGGTCATTATAGAGATACCTCGACCGTTCAAGAATCAATTCTTCTACACGGCTATCGCTGGCATCAAATGAATCAGTAAGGTCGAGAATCGCTTTTTCTGACGAAGTGAGCATGCGTGAGAGATTGGTATCCTCTGCATCATGAAAGATTTTCATCCGCTCCTTGAATGCTCCCAGGAGCGGATGAAATTGTTTTGTTTCTTCCATTCGGTGTCACCACCTATTATTTAATTTTCAATTCCCAAACCGCAGCAGTCTTTTCATCATGTGCCTTACCGTAAGCAAATTGCTTAGCAGTGTAGAGGTTCAAGTCTTCAAGAGCGTAAGTTTCTGTGTAGCGACCAAACTCGATTCCACCACCTACGAAGGCATCATAGCGACCTTTGACAAATGTAGTCACTTTACCAGCAGTTTGAGCAACTGACTCAACCAAGATCAAGTTGTACGGCATTGCAGTAACATACGTTCCTTGAGCGTTCAAGGATGTGTATTGTTTCTTGACATCCCATGCATCCGCTGGGTTGACTACCATCACGACATTTCCTTCAACTGCCACTGGGTCGCCGTTAGACTTAACAGAGTGATGTTTGTACACCGCAGTCAATTCTTTGACAACTGTTGCAGAGTCAGCAAATGTAAGTTTTGCAGTTTCTACAGCTTTTTCTGGATAAGTTGTCTTGTTACCAGATGCAGTCCCTGTAAGAGTGCGAGAAAGACCGATAGGTTTGTCATCTCCGTCACCGTTCAAGAAGGCGGCTTCCAAAGCAGCAGCAAACGCTTCTGTGATTTGTGCAGATACAAATGATTGCAACCAAGCTGGACCGAATTTTTCAGAG